ATTACAAAAACAAAATAATGAATTTATAAAATTAATACAAGAAAATGATAAATTGAAAAAAGAAAATGATAAATTAAATGAATGTATTACTAATATTATAGGTGTTTAATCAAATGTTACTAATATTGGATTTTCTTTTGTAGCACGTCTTATAGTTAAACAATATAAACTTTGTTGTTTAATAATTTTTTTTTGATTCATCTCTTCTTCAACTTCTTCGCTAATTACGGGATTAACATTATTTGTGCAATATGGACTTAAATTATAAAATCTACATGCACGTCTAACACTTGGCAAATCGCCCCACATATATATACTCATAATATCACGATAAGGATCATCTTTACTACGATATACTACCATATCAAATATATAATTATTCTTCGCCCACTTTATTATCTTTTTTGCATTAAACATAATTGTTGTTTTTTGATGAGATGTTGGTCGCTGTTTCTTTGATACATTTTTTAAGTAATCTTTTAATTCAGTACAATTATTTATTTTATCATCATATTGAAAATCATTTATATACTTTTCAATATCTTGAACTATCTTGCCTTTTGTTAATGTTTCATTTATATTAACTCCATGCTTTTTAAACAAATATAATATATCTTTTTTACTATGAGATTTATCCACTATCATTTATATTATAAACATATATTTTATTTTTGAATATTATACGCATTTTATACTTTTTTATATTTTAAATTTTTATATATTATATACTTAAAAACGATGCCTCCTAAAAAGATGAAAGTTCCCGATGGTGAAATGAAAATGCCCGAGTTAAAAAGATTAATTAAGAAATATGATGAAACTATAGGTATTGACCCAAAAGGTATGAGTAGAGATGATTTAATCAAAGCAATTGAAAAACTTAAATATAGAATAGATCATAAAAATAAACGACTTGTTTTAACCGTATCACAGAAAGTTAAGAAACAACCAAGAGAAGTTAATACACCACCGCCTATGACAAAGAAACCCGCTAAATCTAAGGTGCAAAAAGATAAGGATATGAGAGAAAAAGTAATTAAATATATTATGGATAATAAAGATATTTTAGATGATGAAAGATTAAAATAAACTATTATTCACCAAAGGTTATAAAACCAAAGGTTTTATTCATCTTGTGCCTTCTTAACATAAACTGCCATCCCAGTAGTAGCAACATCATGACCGAGTATTTTACTATCTTTCTTCATTTCATCTTTAACCTTTGAATACTTGCCACTCAAATAAGATTTACGTAAAAGAGTAGTACTAACCGATTTATTCATATACTTTTTTGAATACTTTAATAATACTTTACTTAATTCAATTCTAGTTAATGGTTTATCAGTTGATGTCTTAAATAAAACACCCATACCATTGACCTTCAAATAATATCTTAATATCTTTCTTAAATCTTTATCTTCAATTTTTAAATCTAACTCTTGATATTTCTTACTTGTTTTATATTTATTTAATACAAAATATAAATTACCCTTAGATGGAACAACTAAATAGTTATTTTCTTTTTTTTCTTCATCACTTAATTTCTTATATGCTGCTTGATTAATTGACATCATACCAGCAACATCATTTCTAAAAGGCATTCGTGAATAAATATTGAATAATACATATGCTTGTAATAATTGTTTTTCTTTTTTTGTAATATTATCATTTGATTTCTTTTTTAAAGGTTTCAACTCATCAGCCATCTCGTTTATCATATCAAACACTTCTTCAGTTGTTGCAAAATTCTTAGATTGTTTATCACTTATAACTCCACTTTTTTGTTCATCATTATATTTATTATTCAACTCATCTCGCAATTTTCCATATTCTTCTAATAATTCATCATACTTTTTATCATCGTTTAATGCCATCAATAATACAATTACTGCATTCAATATATTACGTTGACTTAAATAATGTAGATCACTTAATTTATCCATCACATCTTTTGGCTTCTTTAAGAAATCATAATCGTCAGTATCAAACATCTTTTTTAATTTATTAAGATTAGTTGTATATTGTTTTATTGTATTTGTTTTTAATGATGGACGTGCTTTTGATATTTCATCAGTTGGATTTTTACTATCAATTGTCATATTTATAATATAATAATAGATTATTATTTAAATTATAAAACGAATTAAAAAAATAAATTATATGAGATAATCTTTGATTATCAATCTACGATCAAGTCCTCCTTTTAATTATTAATTATTATATCTTTTGATTTACGCGAAGGCGCTTGAAAATTCACCGTTTTCAATAGTGGCAAATTTAAGTAGTTCAACATAAACGCGGAGAGTGTAAGTTCCCGCTCCAAGAGCAGTAGTATTATAAGTGAGATCCATACCCTTGTTATTTATACGCTCGCCCTTATTGGGACGAATGGCAGTCCATCTAAATAACTCACCAAGACCGACAGCACTTGAACTTTGAATACGTCCTTCAAATGTTTCAGCAGTAAGACTAGATGCAGTAGCACGTTGAACATATTCATCATGTGTAATCATAGGAACTTTGCCCTCAGCGTGTTGAGTCGTGTGGAATAGTAATGCACTGTTGCTTCTATTAACATTAAACTCAAATCTATCATTGTATAAAAGATTAGTGGATAGATTATATTCACCAAAAGCAGTAGCACCATTCAATAGAGATAATGGAGTGAAATTAGCATTTGATGCAAGACTATACATAACTTTTGATACAAGACGACCATTACCACCGATAGGGAATGTAAGATTAGCAAATGCCGTTTGATCGCCAGTCCTTTTAGCAAGACGATAATCAACATATTGGAAACTTAGTTTAGGGTTTTGCTGGGCGTATTTTTCCATAACTTCACCATCATATGTAATACTATCATAAATTAATTTACATTCTTCTTGATTGATTTGATATGATACAGCATTATTAGCATCATCAGCAGATGCAACACACATACGACGAGATAGAGGTGCTCCCGAAAGAGATGAAAGTTCATCTTGGAAAACTAAATCAATATGTACCGACTGATTAAGAAGTTGGCAAGGTAACTGATTAAATTTAAGGAATGGGAAAAGATCACTTAGATAAACCGAATATACGGGAGCATTAGCAATACCTTGTGCTGATCCACCATCATGTTTCATCCAAGGCAGTAATTCAAAAGCACCAACACCACCAGCAGCGGGAACAACGGGATTACGTCCAACATCTAAACCGATTGTTTTAGCAGAGTTAGGGGGTTTGTCAATAGTGTTTTCTGTGCGGTCATCATAAATGGGTTTATGAGCAATGCATCTTTGCGATAAATATTGTTCACGTTCTTTATTATCTTCATTAGAAATGAATAGTGACTGATATGCATGAAAATCACTATAGTCATCTACCGAACATACAACTTCATTACCGATAGAAAGAGTTGCTGATTTGACGAGATTTGATACACCAATTGCTAATGGATGAAAAGCAGTGGTTGATGTAAGAGGTGTTACACCAAGTGTAATTTTAGAATTAGAATGTAAAAAACCAGCAACACGATCTAAAGTAAATCTTGCTCGGCGTTGTGAAAACGTTACTGGGTCTATAACATCAGTATGTAGCATTTGTCCATACGACGTAGGGATAGCACCAATTTTGATGAGATCGGGAATGCGGTCAGTAGAAACATCGGGTTTGTCTTCCATTTTTATATATATATATGATATATTAAAAAAATAAAAAATTAAATTATAAAATTAAATTACATAGAAAAAAAGATATATATTTTTATATTTGTATATGAGTGGATTATCACACCAAATAGTTTATATATATATTAATTAATATTTGTATAATAATATTCCAGCAAACTTAATACATAATATATCTATTTTGTTTTTTCTTACTTTAAATATTCTTTTGCCTTTGAATATCTTAGAATAAACCCATCTATTTCCAGTATTATCATAAAATACATTTTTATATCCACTTGTATTATCTTTTCTTTTTTTGTTATCACTTTTATTACAATTACACATATTACATACTATATTTCTAAATTGTCCGTTTTCGTGGTTATGTTCCATATATTTTTTATTAGATAATTCTACATTACATAAATCGCAATGTGTAGTATTAAGATATCTTTCATATATTTTTTGATAATCCCCAATTAAACCTTGTTCTTTCCATCTGTAAATTTTTTGTGGTTTTGTTGTTCTTGCCATATTATTAACATTAATATTTATGTTATAATTTTTTCAAATTTATTTAAATCACTATGATACAACTTCAATTCCCATATCACTTTGCCATGCAACAACTACTTTAGACTTAATAAATAGATAAGCAGAAATTGGATTTCCATCATCAAGACCATTCCGCATTTGGATACTAAACTGAGCATTGGAGAAATCTACACCCTCACTATCAAGCATATCATATAATACACCAACACCGTAAACTGCTCCAGTGTCGGGCATATGACGATATCCAGTAACAGCGTTTTGATTTCCAGTGAAATTACGATTCGTAGTTAGTGGAGATGCAGTCGTGCGAGTATGGTGCTGTTCGGGAATAATTGAACCAAGGAAACCTTTGATAACTTGAGGATCAACAACACTAGTATCATTAGTAGTAGCATCATATACACTCTCAACTTCAAAAGCAGCGGGGAAACGTTCACCATTACGGAGGAATGAAATAGTTTCAAGATTAGCAACACCACCATCACCAGTGCCAGCGCCATTTGGTGCTTTAGTCGGCATATACGTTACAAAACCGTCTTGTGCTAAATTGTTAATAAAATTAGATGGTACAAAATTTACGAATGATGCTAGAACTTTTGATAATCCAAGATTGAAATTAATAATAGAATTAGTGCTCTCAAGTGTAGAGAAATACGACGTAATACTATTGAAATCTAAAATACCTTTATCGGGAGTTTCAGCACCACTATCAACTTCACAAGTGACTTCAAGATTACTTAACTCATAAAAAGCATTAGAGATATTAGCAGTGGTTGCATCACTTGAATAAAAGAACTGACTATCGGGAGCAAGGTGGATTTCAATTTCAAGGGGAACTTTTGATAGAGGCAGTTTGTCAGCACCAAGAGTAAGTCCAGCGGGCAACGGGATACAAAATACGGAATTTTGATCATTACGGATAACGTTATCACGATACGATTGATAGTTAGGC